GGGCGGCTAGTGCGGCCAAGATTGCCGCGTCGCTCGATGTGACACCTGTCGGGTCGGGGTTAAAGGCGTCTACATAAACCGCGAGCCGGGGCGCGTAGTTTTCTGTCAGACTGTCATCGGATAGGCGGTCAGGCACCTGCGTTTCGGGCAGTTTCGCTGAACCGTCCAGCGTAGCCACGCCATTGGCTATGCCTTTGGCGGACTCAAGTTCTGCATTGGACAAATCTCGCACTTTTTGAGTAGAATTACCATTAGCGTTAAGTACGCCTAGAATTACAGGATCGGATACTTCAATTGTGCTATTAATAATAGACTGGACCGCATTGTCAACGTATGCGGTCATAGTGTTAATCTGGTCGGTTACGTTAGCGTCTTGCGCTGCAAGTTGAGCAGTAATAGCCGCATTCTGATCATTAAGTTGACTAAGAATGCTTGCATTTTGCGCATTAAGTTGAGCGGTTACGGTATCGTTTTGCTCATTGAGCGCCGTAATAACATTCGCCAAAAGCGTATTAGCGTTATCTTCCCATGCAATAACCAAATCGGCTACTTCGGTATCTACATGGGGCACTAGCGTAGTGTTAAGCCAATTTCGCAATTCTTCCAGAACGGTAAGATATGTTGCACCATCCCTAACCGTAAAAGGTGTGATATTGGTATAGGGTCTAAAAGGCGGAAAATTAATCATAGGTGTAGACATTTTAGTACCATCCCTTAACGGTAGTGTAATCGTCGGACGTATTCCAAACCAGCATAAACAAATCTTCCAATTCGTTTATTACCAGCATGTCAATATTAAGAAATGTAGAACGATATTCGGAAAGTAACGCAGATGGTGAACCTGTATAACCTTGACTTGTGCTAGTTACTGAGTCCGTGTTAGTAGAATTACTCGAACTATTATCGGACGTATTCGCGTTAGTGTTAGAATTACTTTTGCCGAACGTGCCATTATTAGCATAATCGGCATTTCCCGCCAGCGCGGTTTGCGGAAAATTGGACACGACTGCATTACTGTCCGAAGTTCCGTTGCTGGTGCTATCGCTACTACTCTCGGCATTAGCAACCTGTTCGGATACCCTCTCGCTAGTATTGGTGATATCTTGAGAATAGAGGGGATTAAATACTAGTTTAGCGGAATCGTATAGTTGATTATAAAATGGCATTACTTCGTTCATGCGCCTTTTAAGATTAAACCTGAATTGGTCTACCGATTCATGCCCAATTTCTCTATTCCAGAAATGGTCAATAATCTTTTTGTTAAGACCGACCCTATATTCTTCGTCAAAAATAGGATAATCTGAAAGTCCTAGGTCAGTCCCCATTTCTACCAATCGATATAGTTCAATAGTGTATGTAGCCATTATTCACCTCCAATTTCTTGCATCGGGGCATAGTCAATACCTGGAATATCGGCAGAAACGTTAGAATAAGATACCGAAACGTTTAGGCCAAACATATCGTTAATTCTTTCTGCGGCTTTTTCCCGTGCTGTTAATGCTGACTCTCTCGCCATGTAAACCTGGTCGTTATTAGCATCTACCTCATCAGAAACCAAACGTTCTTTTTTGTCCTGATTACTATTATTTATTCCCAACAATCCCATTGTTTCGTTCCAAATCCTAGAGCGAACGATAGATAGGTTTTCAATAGTGTCGGGATGAATTCCTAGGTCAATTGACTGAACCGCTGTTTTAATATCAAGACTAGTGCTAATAGGGATAACGGCATCGCCGTTATCAATCATGCGATTAACATTCTCCACGCTGAGCCGCGTATTTTCATCATACGCAAGTATTTTAGTCCGTCTAGCCGACCGCATGTTAATTTCTATTGTTCTATCAATTTCCGCCATTGTGGTAGTCTTGACCTGAATAGTAGAAAGATCGGTTGTTCTCATATTGTTAGGCCAAATAGGAATGCAATTAGATGACTTAACCTGAATACCCTGGAACGGTCTACCCGATAGCGTAAACTGCAGCGGGTTATCGTACATATCCAATTGACCGTTCGGCGTAGCGCGAACCGCGAAAATCATGTCAGTATTACGATCCTTAAACACCACTACAAGACCATAAAACAATAGACAATATTCTATAAATCGGGCATCCATGCTAGACGGAAGTCCCGACCACTCAAATCTCGACATTGACAATTCGCACAACTTATTAAAATACAATTGCTCAAATTGTGAGGTTCTATTTTCGCCCGCGTTACTACGCTGTGCTCTGCCAGCAAAAAAGAATGGATTATAATAACCCTGTGCTACAGGATCAAATTGAATAACCTTTTTCGCCATTAGTAACTAATCCCCTGAATAATGGCATTATCAGCCGAGTCAATATTTCCAATTTTATCAGGATCGCTCCAAACCGTCACGCCTTTTTCGAAAATACCTCTAATTACTTCCTTGAACGCTTCGGGGATATTCGTGCCCGTAAGATACGTTTCCAGCATTTTCCAGTAAGTGAAATTAGTCATCGTCATTAGCGTAGTTGGTGGAATGAGTCTACGCCTAATCGCATATCCGTATCTCAGCCAAAATTCTCCAATAATGGCAATGCTATTACGGTCGATTATGCGCCAGCGCAAACTAACTTTTTGATTAGAATTAACCAACTGAAATGCAGTACCGCCGACCTGTCCCACAACCGACGGCGGGATCATCTCCCCTAGCGGCCCATTGCGCTAGAGACTTATTAGTGTCGGCAAGATACTGAGATTGTCCGGTAGATATGTCGGTTACTCTCCATGCGTTTTGTATCTGTCCCGACAATAGATCGTTTTGGGCCTGCTGAGTGTTCCCTAGCGTAAGCGCGTTCATAAGTCCACTACCAGCCGATCCCAAGCCGGTAGCGGCTGCTCCTACGGGGCCAGCCGCCAGTCCGGCCGCCGATCCCATTGCAGTACCGCCGAGAGCGTTAAACAATTGATTTTGACGTGCCAAATCCTGCTGAATATACAACTGACTCGCGCCTAGTTGATTACCCGCGTTAGTCTGTTCACGGGCGGCTGAAATACCGGCGAGCGCCTGATCGTAAGAAACGTTAGCGCCTTGCATCGCGCGTTGCTGTGACCAGTCGGCGGACTCCCGAGAGTACGCAATACTATTACGATGCGACGCGAGATAGTTAATAGCCTCATTATTAGGAATAGCGACCGTAGGGAATTGGTCGATGAGGGTAGCGTAATTAAGTTGCTCGCCGGGATCGTTTCGCACGCCCCCCGCATATCCCAGTTTATCCGTTTCGTGAACGTTATAGTTCACCGGAAAAATCATAATACGCTGATCGGGAGGCACAAACGACGATACTTCTTGCAACGGCGCATGGGGTTCAGGCCACAATTCAGGGTGCAGAATAACACTAGTACCCGAATAGGTCGTTAATTCCAATGCCATATACGGAAAAGTCCGCAACTTTTCCAAATTACGATATCTCTCAGGAATATAATCCAAAATTTCCGATGATTCTCTCCAATTATTCATCATTGAATAACTAGGTTGAGCGGGCGGATAAGGGGGCGCCTCAACCATTCCAAAAAATGGCGATGCGTTGGTGTCACCGAAAGCAAAACCGGGCCAATACCTGCCGATCCCGGGGATTATACTAATGCTAATAATTCCTTGCAATATCCAAGGCTTAGACTTATAGGCATCAAGAAAGTTTCTAAAAGTTGCGGCATTGGGCCAAATATAATATTTGGCACCTGAAACTATCCCAGAAAACCGACCGCCGGATGCAATATCAAATTTTGCGCTATTCCAGTCATTACCCGGGTCGGCCATTCCTAGATCAATACTAGAGGCCACGAGAATAGAATACCATTCCACATTACCGGGAAATTGTCCGTTATCGGTCATATACCGATCTACCGTTTTTACAATAGAATAATTAGATCCTGTATCCAATCCCTCTGGAACGGTAAGATAATCACGACCGTAATTAGTGAAACTTGCCTCGTTAGCAATTCCAATATGGCCGCGTTCTACATAGCAATAACCAAAATTCACATAGGGAGAAAACGTTGACCAAATATACTTATATGCACGGGAATGCGGTATTTGTACCTTAATATTTTCAGATACTCTAGCGTAAACGGAATTAGTCATTACGACATTTTCCGCTACGCGAGAATCAATATAGGCATTTAGTTCTACATGACTGGGAAATTTGACAATATCCCGATAATTATTATCCCACGGAACATTGGTCAACGTAATCTGAGTGTTAGCGGTCCAGACGGAATAATCAAAAGACAAACCCGCGATAACGTCGATAGGTTCGCCGGGGATCGTGTTAGACATTTATCAACTTTCCGTCTAGGTTGATAACAGGGGAGGCGGTAATAAAATCCGCCTCCCCTGTTATTGCTCACTGTGCCACAAATTCCCACGACGCCGTAGCGCCTGCGGTCAATTCATAACCAGTATCGGCGGCTGCGGTAACCGTAGAATCAACCGTGATAGTCTGGTCGCTCCCGTCGGGAACCGCTACAC